TAATATTCAACCGATAGCATATTGGTACAGGCTCTTTCAAAAGCATGGGTTTATGTTTGACGTTGAGGCTTACAACCGATTCGTGCGGTCAGAATACAAGCCCACAGAAGAACAAAATTTGAATTTTTTTGACGAATATCCTTATTGGAGCGTATGGATTTTGCAAAAAACCTAATATAATTGCGTAACTACAGGAGTTTCTTATGCAAGAAAATTGCTCACTCTTCTTGGCAACGTTGCTACATTCGGCAACCAATACGCATTTTTTCCATTGGAGTACGGACTCCTACGCAAAGCATCAGGCGCTTGGCACTTATTACGACGAAATCGTGGACTTGGTCGATACGCTGGCTGAATCATACATGGGCAAATATGGCAAGCTGACCAGCTTTCCAAGCGTGTATCACCAGCCAAGCGAACCCATCAAATACTTGGAATCACTGCAAAAGTTTGTGGCCGAGGCTCGCATGGATTTGCCGCAAGATTCTGAATTGCAAAACATTATTGATGAGATTGCAGACCTCATTAACACCACGACTTATAAACTTAAGTTCTTGAAATAAAAGGATATTTTATGCCACTCGTTAAATCCGCAAGCAAAGAGGCAGTCGGTAAAAACATCAAAAAAGAGATGGAGGCCGGCAAGCCTAAAAAGCAAGCAGTCGCGATTGCTTTGTCAGAACAGCGCCGCATGGCCAAAGGTAGCCGCAAAGCCAAGCTGGAAGACGCTTACGCTAAATACATTGAAGAAAAAGCATGAGCAGACGCGACCAAATTCGTGCGGCAATGGATAAGCACGATAAGCCTATTGCTAAAACGACAAAGGGCAAAGGTCGCCACTACTTATCAACCGAAGAGGGCGCCGGCATGACTGCGGCGGGACGTGCGGCTTATAACCGCAAAAACAACGCTAATCTACAAGCACCAACCCCAAGCGGCCCAAGGCACGACAGTTTCTGTGCAAGGTCAAAAGGCTGGACTGGTGAACGTGGCAAGGCGGCTAGAGCAAGGTGGAAATGCTAATGAAAGACGGACTTTATGCCAATATTCACCGTAAACGCGCTCGTATTAAGGCGGGTTCAGGTGAGCGTATGAAACGCGCAGGCGAAGAGGGTCGACCAACCGCCCAAGACTTTAAAGAGTCGGCTAAAACTGCTAAGAAACCCCGCCGTCAACATATTGCCGAGGCTATGGCAAAGAAAGGTATGTGATGTTTAAAAAAGAAAAGATAAAACCTGAAAACAGTTTGTTGCAACCGCACAAAAAGTCCACGCTTGAAAAGAATCAAGACAAGCGTGAAAAGCGTAAAGCAGAACTGATGAAACACTTTAATAAGTTTGCAAAAGACATGGCTTAGAAAGGAAAGTTATGCCGACTTTAGCTGATGTTTTAAGACAAGGTGGTTATATTCAAAACGGTCAAATCGTCCGTCAACCGTCTACTACCGCCCAATCAATGAACCAATATATTCAAAATATTGTGCCAAATGCGATGCAAAACCTTGCCCAGCAACGCGCTGATATTGATGCCGCGCTGGTTATGGGCGACCAAGGCATACAAATTGGCGACCCTGAAGCCTATGCAAGGCAAATGGACGCTGTGACCGGTATTGCTGGAATGACAAAAGCTGGTAAAAATTTGGTGCCAAGCGCTTATCAACAGGCTTATGAATACGAAAAGCGCACCGGTGTCAAAATGAAACCAAGTGACGTTGCCGCCGCACAAAAAATATATGATTTGATGGCTAAAGAACGTGAACTTAAAAATGTAAAACCATCAGATTTGCCGCGTTGGGGCGATTTTGCAAAGTCTGATGAATACGATATTAAGATGCTAAACGAACTACAAAAAAAGGTTGAACAGCAAAGAGTTCTTGATATGTTGCAAGAAGAAAAGCTGTCGCGCCGGCAAATGCTAGAAAAACAGATAAAAGAATCAAAAAAGTAATACAATTTAAGCATCATTAACTAATCACTTGGTTAACCATGCAAATACAAGAAGTCGCTGTAGAAGCGTTAATCCCTTACGCTAAGAATTCAAGAACCCACTCCGATGCTCAAGTGGCGCAAATTGCCGCAAGCATCAAAGAGTTTGGGTGGACTAATCCAATCCTGATTGACGGCACCAAAGGCATCATCGCCGGACATGGCAGGCTGATGGCCGCCCGCAAGCTGGGCTATTCCAAGGTTCCGGTTATTGAACTGAAAGACATGACCGAAAGCCAAAAGAAGGCTTATGTCATTGCAGACAACCAGCTGGCTATGAACGCAGGCTGGGATATGGACTTATTAAAGATTGAGGTGGCCGACTTGGATAAGGACGGATTTGACCTTGAACTGCTTGGCTTTGATAGCAAAATGCTTGATTCCTTGCTGGCGCCGGAGGTAACGGAAGGTTTGACGGACGAAGACGCTATTCCTGAAGTCCCCAAAGAACCCAAGACTAAGTTGGGCGATGTGTATATTTTGGGCGAACACAGGCTTATGTGCGGGGATAGCACCAGCATTGAGGCAGTAGAAAAGCTGACCGATGGCTTGGTGGATATATTGGTGACAGACCCACCTTATAACGTCAATTATGAGGGCGCGACCAAAGATAAGCTGAAAATTATGAACGACAGCATGGACGACGAACAGTTCCGTCAGTTCTTGCGTGATGCCTTTGTTGCGGCAGACGCAGTCATGAAACAGGGCGCGGTTTACTATATTTGGCACGCAGACTCTGAGGGTTATAACTTTCGGGGCGCCTGTCGTGATGCCGGCTGGAAGGTAAGACAGACCCTAATATGGGCAAAAGACAGCATGGTCATGGGACGTCAGGATTACCATTGGAAGCATGAACCCTGCCTTTATGGCTGGAAAGAGGGCGCGGCTCACCTTTGGGCGGCAGACCGTAAACAAACAACCATTATTGAATGCAAGAAACCAAGGGTAAACGACATTCACCCCACCATGAAGCCTGTGGAACTGATGGAATACCAAATACTGAACAACACCAAAGGACAGGACGTTGTGTTGGACTTATTTGGGGGTAGCGGCTCAACCCTTATTGCTTGCGAGAAAACCGGCAGGAAAGCCCGTTTAATGGAATTAGACCCCAAGTATTGCGACGTTATTGTAAAGCGTTGGGAAGAATTCACAGGTAAGAAAGCTGAACTTTCGGAGTTATAAAATGGCTCAAGGAAAAACGCACGTACCAACCAAAGAAAACAGGGAAACCGTCAAGCGTTTGGCCGCTTTAGGGGTGCCTTTTGAGGATATTGCCTTAAAACTCAAAATCAGCGCCGACACGCTGGTCAAGTATTACAAAGAGGAACTGGACGAAGGCAGGATTGATGCCAACGCGGCTATTGCAGGCACCCTGTTCCAACAGGCTAAAAAGGGTAATACTGCGGCGGCAATCTTTTGGCTTAAGACCCGCGCCCGTTGGAAGGAAACTCAGGTCAACGAAGTGTCCGGTGCAGACGGTGGCGAGATAAAGATTTCATGGGCAGATGCCTAATATCAAGTTAAAGTATCGTCCGCGCCCAATCTTTGAGGACTTTCACAAACGCAAGCAACGCTGGGCAGTTATCGTGGCACACCGCCGCGCAGGCAAAACCGTCGCCTGTATCAACGAACTTATTGTCAAAGCCTTGCTGGAAAAGAAACCCCAAGCAAGGTATGCCTATATTGCACCGTATTACGCACAGGCTAAAACCATCGCTTTTGACTATTTGATGCAGTTTTCTGAGCCTTTTAGAAGGCGGCACAATGTGTCAGAACTGTGGGTGGAATTGGTCAATGGGGCGCGAATCAGGCTCTTTGGTGCAGATAATCCTGATGCCCTGCGTGGTTTATACCTTGATGGCCTTATTTTGGACGAATACGCGGATATGAAGCCCAGCGTGTGGGGTAGCGTCCTAAGACCCTTACTTTCTGACAGAATGGGCTGGGCGGTGTTTATTGGAACCCCAAAAGGCCACAACGCGTTTTATGACGTCCACCAATATGCAACCCTGCACCCCAACGAATGGTATTCCAAAACCCTGCGTGCCAGCCAAACCAACATCATTGCCCAGCCTGAATTGGACGATGCTTTGAAGTCTATGACGGTCGACCAATATCAGCAGGAGTTTGAATGCTCGTTTGAGGCGGCTATTCTTGGAGCCATCTACGGAACCGAAATGCGGCTCATCACCGATGCCGGCAGGATTACCAAGGTTGAGTGCGATTCCATGTTTCCGGTTCATACCGCTTGGGACTTGGGGTTCAACGATGCCACAGCCATTTGGTGGTATCAGGTCATTCATGGCGAAATTCGGGTGCTGGACTATCATGAGGCGCATGGCCAGCCGATTGTCTATTATGCCAACCAAATCAAGGAACGACCATACGAATATGGCACGCATTGGTTGCCGCATGACGCACGAGCCAAAACACTGGCAAGCGGTGGCAAGTCAATAATTGAACAATTAATTGACAAATTACCCCAAAAAAGTGGAAATTTGTTTAAAATAGTTCCAAATCTGTCACTTCAAGACGGTATTCAAGCAACGCGCATGGCACTTGCCCGCACTTGGTTTGATGGAATGAAGTGTCAGGACGGGATTGAATGCTTGCGGCAATATCAAAGGGAATACGATGAAGATAAAAAAGTATTTCGTGACAAGCCTAGACACGATTGGACGAGTCATGGAGCGGATGCTTTTAGAATGCTTTCTATTGCTTGGCGCGATGAAACAGAAATTGAAAAGCAAAATCAACCGCTTAAAGGCATATTTGTCGGACAGACTGACGTGACCCTTGAAGAAATGTGGCGAAGCACACCTAAGACTACTCACCAAAGGTATTAAATATGAATGACACCCTGAATAAGACCTACGAGGATTGGTATAACACCATCGCCCAATATGACAAGGCTTTCAGGGAGTGGGAGGCACGAGTCCCCCGAATCATCAAGCGCTATCGTGACGACAGCCGCACCCGCAACAACCCAAACGCTCGGTTTAATATCCTTTGGTCTAACGTCCAAGTCATTAAGCCAGCCATTTTTGCTCGCCTGCCACGTCCGGACGTAAGCCGACGCTTTAGAGATAACGACCCAATTGCCCGCGTTGCATCGATGATGCTTGAGCGTGCCTTGGAATATGAGATTGAGCATTACAGCGACTACAAGTCCGCGATGGATAACGCTGTGTTTGACCGCCTGCTGGGTGGGCGCGGAACCGCATGGGTTCGTTACGAGCCACATATTGTTGCAGAGCAAAACGACATGAACACCGGCTTGGCCGGACAAGACGTAGGCAACGGAGTGCAAATAACGGAGGATGCTGATGAGGCCGAGACGGAAGACGCTGAATTGGTGGAATCGGAGGAACGCATTGAGTATGAGTGCGCTCCAGTCGATTACGTTCATTGGCGCGACTTTGGCCATACTGTTGCTCGTACTTGGGAAGAAGTAACCGCCGTTTGGCGCAAGGTTTATATGAGCCGCCAAGCCTTGATTGACCGGTTTGGTGAGGAAATGGGTAGCAAGATACCTTTGGATACCAAGCCTGAGTCGGACAAGTGGGCAAACAAACAAATGACCGCCGAGCATTACCAAGCCTGCATTTATGAGATTTGGGATAAAGAGCAAGGTAAAGTCTTTTGGGTCAGCAAATCGATGGGCGATATTCTTGACGAGAAGGATGACCCGCTCCAGCTTGAAGGTTTCTTCCCATGCCCCAAACCTTTGTTTGCCACGCTCACCACAGATAGCCTTGAGCCGGTTCCCGACTTTGTTTTATACCAAGACCAAGCCAAGCAGTTAGACACGCTGGCAGACCGGATTGACGGCCTTGTCAACGCTTTGCGTGTTCGCGGTGTGTATGACGCATCTGAATCCAGCCTTGCTCGCCTATTCTCTGAGGGTGAGAACAACGCACTGATACCGGTTAAGAACTGGCAAGCCTTTGCTGAAAAGCAGGGTATGAAGGGCGCGATTGACCTTATTGACCTTGCACCGTTTGCCCAAGCCTTACAGATGGCTTACCAAGCAATGGAGCAAGTTAAGGGTCAGATTTACGAGATTATGGGTATTGCCGACATCCAGCGTGGTCAGACCGACCCCAATGAGACGCTAGGCGCCCAAATTATTAAGTCCAACAATGCGGCCGGACGACTAAAGACCATGCAACACGCAGTCGTCGAC